TCATCGGCCAGCTCTGGCAATTGGCCCAAAGTTGGCGTTACGCTAATGCTGTCATCGGCCAACTCTGGCAATTGGCCCAAAGTTGGCGTTACGCTAATTGGTTCATCTACCAACTCTGGCAATTGGCCCAAAGTTGGCGTTACGTTAACTGATTCATCGGCCAGCTCTGGCAATTGGCCCAAAGTTGGCGTTACGTTAACTGATTCATCGGCCAGCTCTGGCAATTGGCCCAAAGTTGGCGTTACGTTAACTGATTCATCGGCCAGCTCTGGCAAATCATTAGTTACCCTGTCAACGTTAACTGATTCATCGGCCAATGCTGGCGTTGTCTGAGCGTCTGGTTTATCGTCAAAAAGAGTGTTGATCGGCTTGAACATCCAATCTGGTAATTGAGCACCTAGCGCTTTGCTCGCGTCATCTTGTGACCAATCCCACAATGGGGTTCCGGGCTGATCGAGGCCCTGAGCTTCTAGCGATTCTTTTTCAATGTCGAGCGCTTTTTGTGCGCCTTCATTGCCTAAGCTCGCGAGAACCCTGGCAACTGTTCGTCCAATATCGTCGTTGGTTTCGTCGTCGATGTAAGGTTCGATAATACTACCTATAGCATAACCTACAGCTCCAGCTCCACCGAGGGACGTTATCAGCGCTAAACTGCCAGCCATGCCAGCCAGCCCTACGCCAGCAATAGGTACTACTTTAGCCAGTTTTGACATGACATTAAGTACCCCGCTTGCAGCAAATAGCCCTCCAGCGGTTGCTATAGCTCCGAAATTATCAGCAATGGGATCTAATGCAGAGCCTAAATTCTGGTCAATGACATCCTTGTTAGCAGCAAACCAATCGTTGATCCCTTTTGTGATTTTATTTACTTCCGGTAATAAAGCAGTTGATATTTTATCAGCGACAGAACCTACGTTTTGACCAAAATCATGCATTTGGATATTAAAATCGCGGGCTGTTTCGGTAGACTCTTTGGTGACAGGTCTGATTTTTCTTTGCGATTCTACTAACGCATCGACGCCTTCACGCCCACGCGATAATAAACTGATACTAGCATTATCGAGACCGAGCGCGTTAGCTGCGTTAAGGCGTTGTTGTTGGTTCATTTTTTGGAATTGGTCAGCTAGTGACATGTACGCCTGAGTTGCGTCAGTAGCTGCTATTAATTCAGTTGTGTCAATGCCAGCTTTACCAGCGATTGATACAAAACCAGCGTCACCAACTAGCAAGCCAGCTCGTAGCCTCTCGATAGATTCGAGCTGTGACATATACGATTCAAGCGAGCCACCTTCGCGAGCCAATGCGTTACCAACCGCACTAACATCGTCGGCAGTAACACCCAACGAAGTCGAAAATTTGCCGAGCGTGTCTCTGGACTCAGCAAATCCAGCGGTTAACGCTCGGACACCAAAAGCCCCAGCCATAATCGCACCGAACTGCACAGCTTTAAACGACGTGGATCTTAGACCGGATTCAGTAGATTCCAACGCTGTCGAAAATTTGCCGAGCGTATCTTTGGACTCAGCAAAACCATCGTTTAACGCTCGAACACCTAAAGCTCCAGCGTTTAACGCTCGAACACCAAAAGCCCCAGCCATAACCGTACCGAGCTGCAACGCTTTAGACGACGCAACGCTTAGACCGGCTCCAGTAACACCCAACGCTGTCGAAAATTTGCCGAGCGTGTCCTTGGATTTAGAAAAACCTGCGGTTAACGCTGGGACGCCTAAAGCTCCAGACATAACAGTACCGAGCTGTGAAGCTTTAGATGATGCTGAGCTTAGACCAGATTCAAATTGTTTTTGACCTTTAGTGTCGTATTCAAAACCAATACCTACGAGTAGACTACTAATGACGTTAGGCATTAAGTACGTACCTCAATTAATTCATTCATAGCGATGTGGAATCGCTCCACATCAGCCAAGTTGTACGTTCCGTCTTGCAGGTCGCTGTATTTACACAGTGGAGGACATATCACCGCGCCGGATGAGCTGATAACGCCCACGCACGGGCGCATCAGATACCAATCAATTAAGATTTCCTGTTTACTGGTCCTGTTAGACCTGCGTTTGCTTCGTCCAGATAGGTAAAAAAATCTTGTAAATTTACCTTAATGGCACCAGCCACGAGCTTAAAATAGTTCGTCATTTGGCCCTGGAAATCACGAATAGTTACTAACTCACTGCCGCCATTTTTAAAAGTTTGACACAACACAATTCCCGAAACTTCATCGAAAGTTGTTTCAGGTAATCGCAACAACGAACCGACTAGCAAACCTTCGTTTATCTCAATCGTTCGGCTCGTGTAACTACTGTGAGCAATTTGAGCGCCAATTAAAAGTAACAGTTTTTTTTGTGTTTCAGCAGAGGCTTGCGCCACGTTAAACGTGGCGCTCCCAACTTTAACTTGTTGAACTTGAGACATTTACACGCCGCCTTTAGATGTTATCCAGGTGTTATATTCGATTGTGTAAATGTCATCAGTAATCGACGTACCGCCCCGACCAACCGACCCGTCAGACGTCATGACGCCCTCATCACCCGCCGAAAACTCCAACGTCCCAATCTGCGTAACGCCACAAACCATTGGTGCTCGCGCATTAAACAGCGCTTGCATAGCCAAGGAATTTGGCGAGCCAGGACTTAGAGCCAACGTTTGATTGCGACCGGGGTTAATACGGTCCAATCTGGTGGCATTGCCACCCTGTCCGCGAACTAACGTAGTTGCGGGATCGATTTGTTGATCGTTGTACGGTGTGGCTGCCTCGCCCCAGTCTGTAATGGTTATACCGTTAATGACGACAACTAAACCTGCGGTGCTAAAATCACGTAAAGGCATTTTTTAAATCCTCTTAATAAACTGAAATGTCGACGGGTGCGATATGAATCGCACCTTTTCTAAAAATTCGAATTCGTAAAGGTGACGCTTTACGAGCGGCTCGGTCAGCGGCTAACAGATTTAAAATATCTTCGGGTTTCGTTAAAATTTCGTAACCTACCGTGTACGTGATCAATCCGTCATCGGGGTTTATGTAGTTTTGTGCCCCTAAATAGTTGTTACGTACGTACTGCTCGCAAATCGTACGTGCCGCGGTAATCAACACAGCCTGGCCGACAGGTTCTTGACCTAATTTTTTGGTTTGATTAGCGATAGCGTTGTACACAGCAACTTTAACAGCATTAACAAACGCATGCAGGTTGATTACGTCATCGATAAACTCACCAAACGCACTGTGAGTGTACGAGTTTATCACCCTGCCGTTATCAACGGATCCTTGCAAATCCACAACTGAGTAAAACGCTGATTTAACAGTGTCCAACGACATTGCGTTAGTTTCTGTAGCTGTCAACGATTCAGCGCCCACACCTGACAATTTTTTGTACTCACCGGTAATAGTAGAACCTGCCGCGCTGTAATTAACGGCAGCAAACCATTTAGCCAGTGAATTACCAGAATACGGGTCTGTAGCGTGCGTAAACGTAAACGTGTTTCGATGTCCCAAAGTGGTAAACGCTTTGGCGATACCACCGTCAGCTGGATCACGAATCGTTGTAGCTGCCGCTCCGGTTTGATTATTGGGAAATAGCGTTTCATTCGCTTCTGACCATGCCGCGATTACGGTAGCGTCTGGTACGCTGGCGTAAACGGGAGCCGTAAAAAACGACCAAAACCACCACATGAGGTTACGAGCTTTGTTTAGTGTAGTTGTCCAGTCAGCGTCTGCCGTGGCTGCACCATACACTGTAACGTTAGTTGTAGTAGGGATACCGCCGAGCCAACGCTCCATGGCTTTATACGTATCGGTAGTGCTCGCGAAATCAACGCTGAGCGTTGTCAGCGAGTTATAATCGCGCGTTGTATCGACTGCAAAACCCGCAGGTAATTCTGTTTCAGGTGCAAACATGACCGCTTTTGCAAAATTAGCAAAACCAACACCCGTGGGGCTGATCGACGTTGTGACAGGTATAATTTTAGAGACATCAATAGGCATTGTTGAGAGTCCTTAGACTGTTTATATAATTACTCATTATTGTACAGTATTGTGTTAGCAGCGTCTAACACTGTTGTACTCACGGATTCTATGTTATTGATCGTAACCACGCTAGAATCTTCGTACATTAAATACACAGTGATTTGAGCTCGCTGCTCTGGGTTCCCTGACTGCAAACTTGTGAGGTTGTTAGGTGCGCTGGTGCGCTTCCACCCCAATTTAGCCGCGAACAACGCCGCGAACACGTCAGGGCGTTTGTGACACTCTATCAGTTTAGACACTCTGTCTATAGCATCAACACCACGAAAGGCGTTTATAGACACCTCAACGGTGATCTGTGCGCGTATAGTAACGTCTATACTGCGGTCAGTGACTGAGTCAGTGCGCTGTTGTATAGCCTGGGCGTGTTGCGTTTGGTTTTGTTTTGGCTCGATAGTTATATACTCACCCGACGGTGCCGGTATGCCCGTACCGTCCGAGTGAGTTTGGTCAGCTAGTATAACAGTCGATAAACCTGTCACAGTTTTGACAATGGGTTGTAAAATCTGAAAAATCTGTAATCGGTTCATTTTTGATACTCTGAGATAATAATTTAAATTATATCATAATCAGTTGTTGACACCTCCGTCATTATAGATTAATATTCAATTACTGAAACGCAGCAAACAACCTAAAGGCAGAAAATCATGCAAACCGAAACCGTTAACGTAATGAAAAAGAACCGTAAATTTTTTAAAATATCAATCAAGGGGTTTGAGTGCAGATTGAAAATTGACGATAACACCGAATCATTGCAACTGGGTGTCCAAACGCTTGTTCTTGAAGACGTTTCAGTAAGAACAAAATATGGGACGGATGTTATTTATCAGTTGAATGGCTCAGTCGAGGCGCAAAGCAATGGTATATGTACGTTGAGCGTTCCGTTTTATAACCATATGTTAGTTGACCAGTGTCGCAATTTAGGCGGCAGATGGGACAGTGAATCTAAAACGTGGGTATTTAATCAGATGGTACAAGACGAAGTTGACGAGTTAGATGATAAATTTAATTCGGAGCTTGTCACGGTAGATTTGTTTTTTGGTGACGATTTAATGTCAGATTGCGGCCCATTCACCTACCGTGGGTTTACGCTAGCACAAGCCTGGTGCCGGGACAGTGGCGCAAAACTGGGCGATGGTGTCGCGCTACTGAGTGGTAAAATCAACTCTGGTGGGAGCTTTAAAAACTGGGGTACTCGAATATCAGAGGGTACCAAACTCAGACTGCAAGTGCCTGGGGCACTGTTAACCGAAACTGAAATTAAAAACTTAGAAGATACCGGCGTTATAACCATCACATATAATTCCGATTGTTAAATGAAATAAGGGGTTGACGCCCCTGTCATCATGGATTAATATTAGCTCATCGAAACAACCATTGAGGATTAAAGACATTGAGAAAATTTAATATAAACGAAAACGTATCAGTGCAGTTAACGCCATCTGGTAAATTAGAGCACATGATGCAGTGGTACGAGTTAAGAGAACAGTTCCCAACATCGTGTGAATACACGCCAGTTAAAGAAGATAACGACGGTTGGAGCACATGGCAACTGTGGGGATTAATGAACACTTTCGGTCATATGATGAGACCAGGGTGCGCATCGCCATTTTTACCAGATATTTTAATTAACATAGACGGACAACCAAAATGAAATTAAGTAAAAAAAGCAAAAAGCAAATGATAGATTCGGCCATAACTGGACGTTTCAAAAAGCAGTATGACGAAGCCTTGAAACAACTCACCTTTGACGCCCGCGAATTGGCTGTACAAGCTTCACACCATGATAGCCTTGTTGGTAAGTTGAGCGTCGAAGAACTCAAATACTGCCATGGTATTAGCCACGTCTACTTACGCACTCGTATAGAAACTCACGGCTTATGGTTCATAGGTTATGATTATTTACGTAACGTCAGATGTGATGTAGTTTATGGGATAAATACGTTCACAATTAACGACAGTTTTCAACCATTGAGAGAATTTAGGGCTTTGGTTAAATTGATAGTGACCGAAACCGAAGCGCTGACCAGTGTGGTACGGTCGTATACTAAGTCACAAGATTTGTTCGAAGCGCTACCGTGGTTGAAAAAATATCAACCCGAACAACCGCCTAAAAACACAGGTTTGATAAATAAAGAACTTATCGAACAGATTAACGCTAACTTTGGCCGTCAATAAGACTCACCACCGCTCGACAATAGTTGTGCCAAGGCCTGTTGTCGAGTTCGTGACATTTGTATAATTTGCTGTCAAATTCCCAAGTATCGGACTTAGAGATACTGGCGCTTACACCGTCGTTAACGTGTAAAATTCGAGCGTCAATGATACGCTCTCCGCCTTTTTCAAGTATCTCTATTTCTTCATTCGAGGCAGGTTGTATATTCACATCGTGGGGCGTACGTACGTCTGCTGCACCAGGTTGATAAATACCATCAGTACCGTAACCACCGCCCGATTTAGCTATCCGGTACACTAGTGGTATGCTGATAAAATCTGAGTCAACATGTCCTGACATATCTATAGCCATTTTACAACCCCTCTGTAGGTTTAGTTAATGTTTTTTTGTACGTGACACTTTGACGTAACGCCCCGCTGTCAATTAACGGATTACTTGACTTTTTCTTTTTTATGGTACTGGGTGCGTTTGGTGGCGTTCTTAACTCGGTCATGTATTTCTGAGCGTGACCGACAGCAACAAGACCTATTTTGTCTAGTGCATCAGTCAATGGCACACTATCAGCTATTGACTTTTCTATGATTTTTAAATAGTCAGCGTTACCTTCGTTAACGCCAGGATTAAGCCACGGCCTGGCAGGTACTTTAATTTTATGAGGTCCAGTAACGCCTAACTGCATGTACCCCTCACCTGGTTTTAAAAAACGTACTTCGCCTTTTTCGGCTGCCGCTTTTGACCCGTACCCGTAGGGTGTTCCGCCTGGATGTTCAATATCAGCGCCAAATTCATGAATGGCTCCGAGAGCTGCATTGGTTATGTCGTCGTTATCATGACCCCCAGCATCCTCATGTATACCCACTGTAACAGATTCGGACGTGATTAGTTTCGCGATTTCACGCCGGAGTTTGTCTCGAACTTTTTGTAAACCAATAACGTTAGTTTTAATCATAGCGCGATAGCACCGATACCAGCCCGGAGTCTATAGCGCAAATATTGTACGCCGTAGTTAGTCAAACTTAACCAATCATCTTGGGTTCTTTGTATCCCACCAACGCGATAAGTTACCGATTCATCACGTACAGTTTTAGCCGCAATGTTGAGGCGAGCACGGGCATCAACGTTGCTGGGGTCAGTAGCACCCTGACTAGTGTTATACTGTACACTTAACCAGTGGGCTGCGAAGTTAAAAACACCCCTGAGTTTAAAGTTTTGCCAATCGGTAACGTCAAAAGCACCCCAGCCGCTCCCGCCACATTCTGGGAACGCTTCACTGAACGCTCGGGTTAACACGTTGTCAGGCCATTTAGTAGCGTCAGCAAATGGAGGCTCCCACAATCTGAAAGCGTCTAAAATATCTTGTGTAATGATCATTGCGATGCAATTTCGGCGTTTAGCTGCGCAATTTCGGCGTTTAGCTGCGCAATTTCGGCGTCCCTAATGGTCAATGTAGCTAGAGTGTCGTTTAGCACCTGACTAATGATCTCCTTAAACTCGTCACTGTCAATTTCTAACGGTTGTAAATTCAACTCCTTTGTTGAATATACGTCACCTGTGTCTAAATCCACCATCTGCTCAATGTGTTTACAGTGAGCTCCGCTAAATTTACCTGATTCGTCATACCTGACTAGCAATTCGTTAATTATTAATTTTTTCTGATACGGCATTTTATAAACCTTTTATGTTGTTGATACGGCTGCGCCATCATACGTTCTGCGCCATGTTGTGCCATTGCTGACCGCTATAACAGGCTGTCCAATTACATCATTAGTTACTGTTATTTGCGCGTTTGTGTTTGCTGCTGCGCTGGGTACTGTTCCAACTGTGTACACACCAGACTTTATCGGACCTGAAACATCAAGTTTTGTGCCTGGTGATGACGTTCCAATACCTACATTGCCTATCGAATCGATACGTAATACTTCTCCCGATAAACCGGCTTCGGGTTTGGTGTAAAATGCTAAATCAGCTCCTGAATCACCTCCTGCGTTAGAATCTGTAGTTCTAGTCCACGCTGTTACATATGCCGCATTTTTTGACGTAGTAGCATTATACGCTGCGCTGGAGTTAGCCTGATTGTAAAACATTAACGAACCTAATAGTTGTCCGTTTGCAGTTTGTGAGGCTCCCAACGCCATTGCGTTATGTGTGACTGTTGACGATCCTATATCTAGAAATTTACCTACGGACCAGTTTGTAAACGATCCCGGCGTATTTACCCCAATACCTACGTTACCGCTAAAATCACCATCACCAGCACTAACGGTGCTTGACCCAACATCAATATCACCAAATCCGCTAGTGATTGATCCGCTGTTTAATGCGCCGGTTGCGACTTGGTTAGCATCCGATAAATTGGTTACATTGCCAAGACCCAGGTTGGTCAGAGCCGTCGCTAGGTCTAAAAGATCCGATAAATTGTTACCTTTTAACAGACACCCCGACAACGAGCTAGACGTACCGCCTTGTATACCTATAGTGTACTCGACAAACTCAGCGTAAATAGCGTTCGAGGTGGTAGTGGCTCTTTCGTCGAGCAACCACCAACCTAAAAATGTTGCTTTTTCCAAACCGGGAAACCTAACAAAGTCCTCGAGTCTAGAATTAACCCTGCACAGGTCCATGTTGGCGTAATTACCCTGGCCGTACTGCAAACCAAAAGTCCCCGATCCAAACCTGTACAGCCTATGGGCTACACAGGTTGTGGACCCCAACGCAGTTATAACCCCTGCATTGTCCCAAAATTTTGGCAAATCTGTATTATTTGCAGTTAATGTAGTCCTGTCAAACAGTACGTAATCGACATTTGATACCGAATTATAGGGCCTAACGTGGGGGTTCTCAATGTCACCTGTGGACCCAAATTGCATAAGGCTACCTGCACCAACATTATACCCAAGATTATCAGACCGACCAGTTACCACCTGCCCAATTGTTAAGGGGATCCCCTGCTCAATCAAATATAACCACAGGTCGCGTGTGCTACCGCTGTATTGACCTATTGGGCTGTTTAGATATTCGAAATTTACAACTATGCCTGCGATTGGTTCGACAATAACGACCATGGTGAATATTTTTTGCATCCAATCTGCTTTAGTGGGAACAGATGTTTGTTGTTGTAAATTACCAGCATTATCTAGATAAACAAACGTATTGCTGACACCCAAATTTGTAACAGTTATGTTAGCCGCGCCAGCATATTGCACATCATAATACACACCTCCGCTCTTTATCTCACCGCTAACAGCACCGTGTGTAAAAGTGGTACCACCTAGAGCAATTGACACCACATAGCTGGTATAAACACCTGTGCCTTTTTGTTTTAGTAACTCCTGATTAACAGATGTGTCAACAGATGAAGTTTCAATAATAGAAAAAGACATTTAAACCTCCTTGACTTGTACAGAGCCACCTAACGAGCACCACGCCCAGGCCCCAGCATCACCAGTTTCATTTTGTGCACTAACGCCAGTTTTTAACAGAGTGGATCCACTTGACGATGTTGTGGGTGATGTTGCACCAGCATACAACCTCACATCTGGTCCACTGTTGTTTTGCACGTCGATTTTAACGCCTACTGATATGCTCGTTGCAGCGTATAAATCGACGGGCGTACCCGCAGGTAGAATTACATCAGGTATAGTATTAGCCATTATCAGGTCCTAATAAAAAAAAGGGCCGCGCGAGGCGGCCCAAAGGTTGCACCCAGAGATATCAAGATTCGAGTTTTTTGATTAACAAATCCTTTGAATCGCGCAACTCGCATGCGATGTCTCTTAACTCGCATAAATCCCGCAATGCCGCTTTATCCAAAGATGCATAGTCACCGTTGATTTCAGGAGCAGGTTGAGCAAGTACCATCAGCGCACCGTCAGCGATCAACGCCTTGACAAAATCAATGTTGCAAAGTTCGTCTGGCACTTCCACAGGTGGGTTGTTGCCCGGTAAAATTTTGAACTCTGAATCGCGCTCCCCGTTTTTGTCTTGTTTACCATTAATGGTGATTAAACAAGACTTTGTATTACGTAATAACATAACAGATCCTTAAGAGTGGTCGCGATAAACGGCTGAAAACGGGAATCTAAACTCGACCCCAGACATTTTGTACTCACACGGAACTTTGATTTTTAAACCGTCGAGTTGTGGAGCAAGCGGACGAAATGGGATCGACACAACCATACTTAAGTTTTCATCATTACGCTCATACGCCATCATACGGTCTTTACCACCGTTAGAAACACCGTTTTTAGTTAGTTCCGCCGCGCTCAATTGCATAAGCGGAACTACGTCAAGTGGAAGCTTAGTCAGACTAGTGTATAAGTTGTTTTTTATGAAAAATTCAAGTTCGGTAGTGTCAGTACCGTTATCCATTCGTCTGGAACTAAGGGATGCGTATCGAACAGGGTCAATGGCAAACGTGTTTGCCAAATGCGTCTGTGCTGAGTTGACCCAGAGGGCCACTAACATTGAATTCATGTCGTTAACACGCTCCTGACCAGTGCCAGTTGTCCAGTTTAGCGTGGAATTATCAAGCGCAAGGTTAGGATTATTAAACAACCCGTTCATACCGCGATCTGAATCGCCAAAATACGCAACCCGCTGCATGTGTTCTTGCGAGCCTCGAAATGCTGTTTTGATTTGAATAGTGTCAATTGGCATTTTAAATTTTTGAGTTTTACGCAAATCATCAATTGAATACTCAGCTGATATGCCCGCGTAACCTAACGGCACCATAGTTTTGTTAGCGTTGACAGCGACAGTGGGTAAATCAGATGCGCTGGCACCGATAAATTTACCCATAGTAACTGCATCGTACGAAATGTAACCCCACTGATCCTCAGTGTCAGGCACGCTCGTGTTAATCGGCACCATGTTCTGATAGGTTATAGTGGCGTATTTTGACTCGTAAATCGTGGATTCTAGAAACGCCAACTGTGAGATATAGAATCCTACACCGTCCTGTACTGTCGGTAAACCGTCTCTAAAACTGACAACATGGCCGACATCTAAACCCAGCGACGGGTGAGCTGCGTCCAACGTCATTGTAATATTTTTAACACTCATAATTTAACCACCCAGACCGATTGAGATTTTAACCAACGCGCCAGCAGCGCCGCCCGTAATAAATTTAACATTTGGCAACAATACGCCCAGCGTTACACCTGTGCCCACGACACCCGAAAAATGACCTGGGTCGGTAGTGCCAACTCGTAAATACACAGGTGCGTCGATTGCTACTGTATCGAGTGTTTTAACCCAGATAACACCCACATTCAGGACAGTCATATCATAGTCATCAATGGCCCCTGAATCACCATCTACGTTAGCCCGGTTTACCTCACGCACCACTATCCCTTTAAACTGTACAGCTGTCGATGCTGCTACAGGTGGTTTTGCGCTCGTCTCGCCGTCTGTGACAACGCCCGAGCCGTACGCGATTGAAGCACCTGATTTATTGAGTTTTGAAATAGCGTTTGATAGCTGCAAATCTGCGATTTGACCAGCGTACGCAACACCATGATCGATTGAATTACCACCAATGACACTCATTTGTTGTCCCCTTTCCAGGCGTTGCTAATGGCTGTTTTATGAGCATCATAAGCGTTTATTTTAGGTTTTTTGTCTTCGTCAGCAATATCAATTGCTAACTTATCGAGCTGGTCGGTTACATTTTTGGCAGGAGCTTTGGCTGAATCTTGAAGTGACATGTCAAAAGCTGCCATAACGTACGGCTCGCTCTTAGCTGCCCAGTCGGTTGCAGGACGCACTTTTTGTAAAGCTGCTCGTTGGATTGTCAACGTGTCAACACTGTCACAACTGAACGTTTCGCCGGCAATTTTGAGCGCGTTAGACTGCACTACAGCAATATCAGCTACGCGTTTAGCGATTGCCTCGTCAGTTGCTGCCAGCTCAGCTGTTGCCAGTTTTTCTTTGAATGAATCGCGTTCCGCCTGGGCAGCGTCAAGCGCGTTTTTTGAATCGGTGTCAGATTTAACGAGTCGTTCAATTGAATCGGAGACTAGAGCAGCAATGGCACCATCCTCGATTTCAATTGAACGACCCGAATCGAGCATAATTTTAGCCATCTTTGTAACTACCCCTTTATCGTGTAATCGTACCTGTTCACCGCCGCGACCACGCTGCACAATGGCAACATGATTGATAGCAATGTCTGTTTGTTTGTAATCGTAAGCTGTACCACATGGCGCAACGCCTTTTTCTGGAACGTATTTGGTCTCGTAGCCTGGCGACAGTTGAACTTTACCGCGCTCGATGTCCTGAATCGCGCCAGCGTCCTTGACAATCATATCAACTAATACAAAATCACCGTCCTGTTTAGCGCTGATAACATGACCCACACTTGTGTATTTGTAGTTTTTAGCGTCAACCTGTTTACTAGGATGATTGTTTGTTACGTCGACGTTAGCATAGGACCCCAGCGATTCGGTTTTAAAAACCTCATCTGATGGGCGATATACGTTGATAATATCATTAGGTTTAACGCCATCTGGCATCACGTCCGTCATTTCGGACGCCAGATACTGATAAACACAACCTGCTCGAGCCGCTTTACCCGACACACGTAAAAACCCGTTATCGGTGTACTGTCGCGATGATGGCGAAAAGTCGAAAAATTCTTTGTCGTTAACATGTAGTTTCATAAATTTATTTTAACATTATGATGTTAACAGTTGCAAACAGTTATTTAGTCATATACAATGACGTCCTAGTCATTAAACGAGATATTTTTATGAAAACCAAATGGAACAGAATAAATGACCAACATTCACAGTGGGATATGATTACTAAAGGTATCTATATCAGCCGTAATTATTTGGTCGAACGAACTGATGTTGGTTTTACAGATACGCAATGCTGGAGTGCGTCCTACAACGGCCACGAAATCTGTTTTGGAGATTATCCAACCATCAAACAGGCCCAACAAGTGTGTAATGATCATCATATAAAATTTAAACAGTTAATAGGGTCCCAGATGCCAACAAAATGGGATGTGATAGATAGGAGTGTTTCACAGTGGGGGCTTTATTCAGTTCGCCGAAATATAGATCTATGGCGTTCTTATCACAGTCATGTAGAAATAGGTATTGGCGGGTGTAATGACATTAATTTAGCAAAAATTTATTGTGAAATGCATCATATAGCGGTTAATGCGGCCCAACAAGTGTGTGAAGATCATCGTACGGAATTTAAACATTCGAGTGGGTCCCAGATGCCAAAAGTCAAACAAAATTGTGAAAGAATCCTTGAACTGGTTTGGTTATATAAAGGTGATAACCACACCTGGACCTCTGGCGATTACTCTATTAGAACTAACCAATATTGTTGGCAACCATTACACAACAATACTCTATTAACTGATTTAAATTGCACATCACTGGACCACGCAAAAGCGATTTGTGAAAATCACTATTTGCGCAGTATGATCAACGGTTAGAATCAACCTCGTCCTGACCCACTGGACGAGCGATACAACGACACTGGAAATCTTCGCCGGGGATTATAGGAGTTCCCCGGTCGCTAAGCGGTGGATCCTCCCACCGATAAATACCTTTACCGTACTTAGTAACCTTGTCGGCTATGGTGCTGTGACGATGCCTTACACGCTCATCGCCACTATCAATCCACTCAAAATAGGGAAATCCAGCTGACACTTGGCGCAATTTGTTTAATTGCCCATTAATTTTAGCGGTCTGATCCCGTGCAATTAATTTTGCTCGTGATTCTGTAATGTCAAATTGTTTTAATAATTCTTTGGCAATAACACCAGGTCGATTACCAGCTCTTATATTAGTCATCACAATACTGTCGACTTTAGCCAGATATTGTGAGGGTATTGATTCTATTAAACGCACATTATCATAAATTGAGGCATCTACATAATCTAGCAATTCTTTGTTACCGCTGAATAAATCAATACCCAAATAGCGCTTGTTCCTGGTCTTGTTAGTCTTGTTAGCAGTGTTAACAAATTTGCGGGCGATAGTTTGAGCTAGTGATTTAAACCGTGGGCTAGACCATTTACCCCTCACTAATTCAATGGCATCAACAATGATATCCGCAAAACTGGCATCGGCATTGTAATCAACAGGTGTGAGTATGTGCTTGTTAACGTCATCATGCACGTTACGCGCTATCCCCAACATATCGGTGTGATACGTTGAACCGACCTGTAGAGCTTGTTTGACGCCTCTAGGTTTGCGCTTGGTAGTCGATGCTAATTGTAATTTTAATAATTCGGCGGCATTCATAGTTTTACACTCCGTGATATTAATTTGTATTATATCATAATCATTTGTTGACACTCCCGTCATCATAGATTAATATCAAATTACTGAAACGCAGCAAACAACACCTAGGATTACATTATGCACTCATACACGTACAACACTGAT